GTGAGGGCGGCTGAATTGGGACCCCGGATATTCCCAGAGGCTAGTGCATGGCCCCATCCAGGTCTCCTGGTGACGTAAAATACTGCGAAAGCATGGTCACCCGGACTAACCCACTGAAGGAAGAGCCCACCTCTTGGTAGGGGTGGTTGCCTCCTTACTGGAGCACTAACAGGTGAAGATTCCTGCTCTGCACGTGACAGACGCACACTGGGTGAAGTGAAGTACCAATCCCCTTACGAGGAGGGCTAGCACCCCGACCTTGTAGGTCGTGTAGTTACCACGGGTAACCATCAACTACGTTTATATATAAAATTCAAAGCTATGAACTTCATTAAAACGCAATTGGTACTATGGTTAAAAGCCGCAAAACTATTTGGGACCCTAGGAGCCGTTGGGCTCCTTGTTCTACTCAGTCTGCCCTTTTGGTTCGTTACCGGAATCTTCCGGTCGGACACAAATGTCGGACTGTACATCGAATATAGAAATCTGGCCAATTGGTGGCGCAGATGGAATGTTCGACGAGTCTTGGAGGAAGCTGGATGGTTTATTAAACTCACCGCTTTCAAACCAAAACATGTAGATTTTCGCTGGTTACGACCGAGCGAATGGTCCCGAGTAATGTTGCGGCTAGTTCGCCTTCTCGGCCTTCCTGCTGGACCATCGATGGTCTTAGCTGATCGCCTCCTCAAGTTATGGAAAGGATCCGGGACTCCGTTCCTTATCCTATATCTTAAGGAGTGCCGACTGGCTCTGATCGCGTGGGCTAACCGAGCCCCTTACACTCCGAACCCCGGTTGTAGGGTCCGCTTAGCACCATGTGGTATTCCGGCTGTAGTTCCTGTAGGTCTGCGCCCCATTAATCTGGGGTCAGCCTTTGGGAAGCTCCAGTTTAGAGGACTTCACACGGTGTTCAGCTTGTATAGAGTGCTAGATTGGAAGGGTGCAATGCCGGATTTCTCCAGCATCGTAAATCCTTTTACAGGGATTTCCGCCACATTGCCTCTTCCGGAGCTGAAGACGGTCTTACGTCTCTTCTGGGTCCCAGATTGGTCTGCTTATGCAGGCCACTGTTTGCCTTGGGAGAGTACGTCATCAGGGCCTAATCATCCCTGGTCCACTTGGAGTAGCGCGAAAGATAGCTTCGCCTGGGCGACATCCCCCATCTTGTTGATGTGGTATGCGCTTTGGTGTTTGCGATCTAACCAACCATTACTTGCCATTTGGCTTGTAGCGTTGGCGCACCTTATCCTCCCGGTGGCTATCTTGATACTGATTAGAGGGTCCGTTTTCCGCCTCGGCCGATTGGCCGTTTTGGCGAAAGACGGGGGCGGTAAACGACGAATCGTTGGAGTTGTCGACTTCTGGTCACAGTGGGCGTTAAAGCCCCTCCATCGGTTCTTGTTTGCCCTTCTAAAGGGGATTCCGCAAGACGGGACTTTTGATCAGATGGCTCCTATTCAGAGCCTTCTTCATTATTCTCGTCTGGGTATGCCGATCTTTAGTTTCGAC